GAGGAATCAAAATTAAAGGCAAGTAAAACCCATACAGGAGTAAAAAGACCCCCATACATTGGAAGAAAAATTGGAGAAGCAAATAAGAATCGGACTTATAGTATGGAGACTCGCTTAAAATTAAGTATGGCGGCTAAAGATAGAATAAGGAATAAAAATCCTCTACTCTATGGGATTAGGCTTAATCACAATAAATTCAATGTTTATTTATATAGAATGGGGAAAGCCCTTTATGGAGGAAGATATTCCGTGCTATCTAAGGCCATTAAGAAAAGAGACGAACTCGAGGATAAAATTAATTAATCAATTATATTATAGGGAGCGTCAGCAATGACGCTCTTTTGTTTTGCTCCCATGTAAATAAATAAAATAATAAAATAATATAAATTAATTTGTTTGTATTGATATTATTTTTATATTTGCAGAAACAAATTATAAATATATGAATAAGCTATTTATTTTTGAAGAACAGATTAATTTTGGACAGAGACATCTGTTTATCTCAGCCAAAACTAAAGAGGATGCGATAATAATTGCTTTAGAGCAAGGTGCTTTTAGTGAGATGAAGTCAGGGAGTATCGGAATTGTCCGAGTTTTGGAGGCATTAAATTCTATTCATAAAATTACTGTCTCTGATATTAAAAAAGGAGGGCTTCTCCATTCTTTTGAGTTTAGCGAATAATTTAAATATAAATTATGGAAGAGAAATATGGTTTAATAACAGGGGCCGAGTGCAAGTTTGTAAAGACTGACCCTGATCTCATAGACATCATCAACACCCGCACAGGAATTGAGAAAGCACGTATAAAAAGGATGGTGAGGTATAATATCTTTACCGTTAACCAGTTCTCCTCATTAACAGGATTGGCTGTATCTACCATCCGTAACCTCATCCGTCCCAGCGTCAATGATAAGGCATCGGGTGGATGGGATACCAAGCTGGACTACTGCCATCCTTATCAGAGCGAGAAAGAGCAGGGCCCATTGTTTATCCTTCGGAACGATAAATCAGAGAGATACTTGAAAGCATAATGGAATTTAGCGATCTCGGCATTAAGGTAAAGGTAGGGAAAGTGCGATGGACTGACATTTGCCCTAAATGCAACGATTCCCGTCAGCATCATAAGAACGTACATTGTCTTACTGTAAATAATGAACCAGGCGAAAGATATTTCAAATGCCATCATTGTCATTGGAGTGGTAATTTAGACATCATGGATAAGTTCAAACAAGTACAAGAGAAGTCTAGGATGCCAAAGCAGGTCACTGAAACATATTCCAAAGAGGTGAGGGAATACATAGAGAAAAGGGGTTTGTCAATGAAAACCTTACAAAAGGAGAAGATATATGAATATTCTATGGGGAGTAAGCCTATTATGGGATTTCCTGTATATATTAATGAAACTCTTGTTAATGTAAAATACTTCAATATTCGATGGAAGTCAGGGGATGATGCCCCCAAATGGTTCCAGATGAAAAGAGACCTTGGTACTCGTTCTATTTTTATTGGGATGCAGAATTTATCTTTTGACACAGAGGAAAAGAAGGAGGTTATTATAACTGAGGGGGAGTGGGATTGGTTGACATGGAAGGAGGCAGGATATAAAAATGTAATCACAGTACCACAGGGGGCCCCGAACCCTGATGCTAAAGAGTATGATAAAGAGTTTGATTACGCCAATGATAAATATGTGCAGAGTTTCTTTAAAGATGTTGATCTAATCATCTTCAGCACCGATAATGACAGACCAGGGCGTGTCCTGCGTAACCAGTTAGCCCTTATCTTTGGGAAGGAGAGGTGTAAGTACATTCAATATCCAATAGGTTATAAAGACATCAATGATGTGTTTAAAGGTAATAACAAGTCAGACACCCTACTCCCTGCACTTGGCAAGGCTGGTGTCGATGAGTGTTACAAGAACCTTACATCATTCCCGATAAAAGGCATCATTCGTCCCGTGGATGTAAAAGAAGAATTGGATATATATGCCAGAGATGGTTTTACGAAGGGGCTAGAGATAGGGATACCTCAGATTGACAGGCTCTATACGGAGAAGTCGAAGCGGTTACAGGTGATAACGGGGCTACCGAGTGCCGGAAAATCGACTTATGCCCGATGGCACACCACAAGATTAATTCTCCATAACGATAAGGAGAATTTAAAATTTGGATTATTTACCCCTGAGAACAGACCTGTAAGCAGGGAATATGTCAAGATAGCACAAGTTATCACAGGACAATACTTCAGGGAAGGATGGAAAAACTCCATGAGTAAGTCATTACGGGAAAAAACGCTTTGGTATATACAGAAACATTTCTTCGTGGTGTCTCCAGATAGAAGAAATTTTGACCCTTTCAACGGCAAGATAAAAGCAGATAAGGTAAACACCATGGCTTCTCTTTGCGAATATCTGGTGTATCTGAAAAAGACAGAGAACATATTTGGCTATATAATTGATGCATGGAACAAGATTGAGCATGAACAGCCAAGGAATATGACCGAGACAACATATATCAGCTCTCAGCTTGACCACCTCCTTGACTTCAATGATTATTATGACCTCCATGGTATTATAGTAGCGCATCCTACCAAGATAGATAAGATAGGTATTAACTACCGGATACCATGCTTATATGACATCAAGGGCTCGTCTGCATGGAAAGAGAAGGCAGATGTTGGCATTATCCTGCATCGTAACTTAAACAGGAAAAAACCAGCAGACGAGATTCCTGATGGCGCAGATGAAGATGATAAATATTTTGTTGATCCCAATGCACCTACCATCCTCAGGACAGAGAAAATAAGGTTTGAAGAAGAAGGGGTGTGTGACAGGATAAAACTATGTATGGATTACAAGAAGGGTGGACGTTTCTCTATTTATGAAGAAAAGAAAAAAGAGGAGGAGCCCATCAAGGGAAAACTCAACCCCCCGAAGAAGAAAGAGGAGGATGAGGACGATGAGGTGTTTAACGGGAAAAAGGAAGATGATTTACCATTTTAATAAAAATATAGATTATGAAAAAGTTAGAGCAATTCTTTTTTAGGTATTACAGTTACGACACACTGAATGACGACAGGTATAACTGGCTACGTTACGTGACAGCCATAATATTTCTTATCCCTGTGGTGGGGGCGGTAGTCTTAGACCTGTTAAATATTAATTGCAGAATACCTCTGTGTGTATTTATGGGGTTATTTTTACCCTTTTGCGTTCTTTGGATAGTGGTTTGGTTTTATCATAACTGGAGGATACGTAAATTATAAATTTAAGACAGTATGAAAATATTAGGTACAGCAGTTCTGATTAAGCCCGACAAGATTCCTGAGAGGACACCAAGCGGAAATATATACATCCCAAAGAACACCAAGGAGATGTTACCGGAGACAGGAGAGGTGATACAGGCAGGGGCAGCATGTGTAAGGGTAAAGAAGGGGGAACAGGTGCAGTTCTTGAGAAAGAAGGCATCCCTTATTGTCATTGATGAAGAAGATTTCTTTCTTATTAACGAACATAAAGTATTTTATAATGAGCGAACAACTTAAATAACAAGATATGAGAAATAATTACGAAAGAGGTGATTTTGAGTGGAAAGATGGAGAGGTTATTTGGGTTCATTCTGAGACAGGGGAATGCATAATACATCCGGTACTTGGACTAATGCCAGCAAATAGTCCATTAGTTGATGCGATAATAGGCGATGGCCTTGCGAAAATGATTGATGAGAAAATGCGTGAAAAACTCAAAGACATAAATTTACAGAAGCCGGGATAATATTTAAAAACTATAATATGAGTAACGTAAATAATTACAAATTCGGCAATATGCTTGAGCTATTTAAGCAGAAAGTCGTTGACACGCAGGCAAAGAAGGTAGCCGAGGCACAGAAGATCATGGATGACACCACCTATAAGTGGGATAATGACGCACAGAAGGCATCAGGAGAAGCCAGGTTAAGGAGTTTTAAGGATTGGCTACGATTCTATCAGGAGTTCTATGATCAGGGCGTAAAGCTCACCATGCAGCATGAGGGGCTAACAAATAATCTCAGTAAGTGGTATGACAAGTGGTATAATGACATCAGCAATGAAGGGAAGCAGGAACAGGAGATGATGTCTATGCAAGCTGATATGCTGAATGAGATATTTGGAGAAATCTATAAGGAGCTGAAACCGCTTAATCTGGAGGAGATGAAGCCTCCGCAAGCACTTAACATAAAATGAGAAGTGATTTAATAATAACAAGGATACCACAGCACAGCAAGGAGTGGTATGATTTTAGGTTAAATGGCATCGGGGGATCGGAGATAAGTACGGTGCTGGGGCTTAATAAGTATGACACCGTGACACGTACCTTTTATGAGAAGATTGGGCAGATAGAGCAACGGCAGATAGACAACTCAAAGATGTTCTTTGGTCGCTACATGGAAGACAAGATAGCAGAACTTTGGCAGTACTACGATGGTAGTGAGACGGGGTGGATTGATAATTACAAAAATAACAAGATCATTCGGCAATGCAGAAATGTAAATGGTTATGTTGTCAATCCCTCCTACCCATGGCTGTTTGCATCCCTCGACCGTGTGATGAATATAAAGGGTGGTGTTAATCTCATCACATCCGATCCATTAAAGACAGAAGCAGTGCTTGAGATAAAGACTTTAAGTTATTGGTCAAGTCAAATGTGGCAAGATGGCATCCCGATAAGTTATCTAATACAGGTACATGTCTATATGATTATCATGGAATGTGATTATGCTGAGATAGCCATACTGAAGGACGGAAACGACTTCATGGTTGAGAAGGTGCAGCGTGATGAGGGTCTCTGTAAACGCATCATTGACATCAGTAAGTCGTTTTGGTATAATCGGATATTGCCAGCGAAGGAAGCGTTTGCCAAGAGACAGGAGGCTGAGAAGCAGGGTAACATGGGTGAGATGGATAAGTGGGAGGGCGAGACACAGCGTTACGAGCCGGAACCCGACAACTCTGAGGCATACACAGAGTTTATGAGCGAGAAGTTCTTAAAGGAACGAGAGACAGTGCCCGGCACCATGGAGACATTTGATATGTGTAAGAGGGATAAGGTACTCAAAGGGTTAGAAAACCTTATTAAGGTTAAACGCACAGGAATTAAGAACAACCTCATTAAAGTATTGACGGATGCCGGAGCAGAGATGATTGACTTTGACAGGCTGGGTAGCTGTCAGTGGAGCGAGAGGAAAGGAAGCAAGAACCGTACTTTTTACAACTACATCAAGGAAAAACCCTCTGAGGAGCAATTATTGAAGGAGTTTATGAAACTTAATTTGGATTGCTATTGATAAGATGAACCAGGGAAACGCAGTAAATAAGGTACTTAGGGACATGAAGGCATTTGAGATCATTGCCGAGGATAATACAGGCGAGGCAAGGGTGTTTTTAAATCAGATTTGGGTAGCAGGATATGAATATTACAGGAAACATAAGATTACACATAACAGAAAAAAAATTGAATTATATACACTAAGAGGGAAGAAGATTGCAGGATACAATAGTATTAAAGAAGCAGCAAAGGATTATGGGTGCAGGAGGGATGCTATTGATTCCTGTTTAAATGGAAGGACTAAACGGACAAAAAGAGGACACATTTGGAAATATGCAGACGATGAAAAAGGAAGAAATGATTAAATTAACAGAGCAGGAGATGATAATCCTCCTAAAGGACCAATGGAAGGCAGATGCAGCAGAAATGCTTAATGAAATTATCATTCACGCACGAGGGCTGAATTTTCAGGCAGGAGAAAGACATACTCTAGCCACCAAACATGGCACAGAATATCTTTATGGATTGCTGGAGCGTAAAATTATCTCCAATGATCTCTATCAGGACTTAAAACGTGTTGCAGAAGATCTAACTATTGAATATGAGATAAAGATATGAGAGTACTTGTTGAGGTGACACAGGAAAGAGAGGAGTTAAGCAATGAAGGCGAAACGCTGTATGAGAAAGATTTGTACTATTTGCTTCATTGGGGCCTTGATTACACCATCATTGAGACAAACGATGACATGAGGGTAGGAGTAAGCTACACGGTGGCTATATGTCAAAATATGGAAACAAATATTGTTAGGTGCTTCAGACCGGAGCAGCTACAGGTGTTAGGCAGAGAAATAAAACAATAATGGAACAGATAAAACTTACAGTACTAGGGGTGCCAAAAGCACAGGCACGGCATAAGCATTTCAGGAGAGGGAAGTTCTCAGGTACTTATGACCCATCTAAGGACAAAAAGGAGACGCTTGCAGGCATATTGCAAGATCAGGCACCGGAGATACCTATTAATGCCCCGATCTTCTTAGAACTCACGTTTTATATGCCCAGACCAAAAGCACATTATGGCACCGGGAGTAAGTCAGAGGTATTAAAAGCCTCTGCTCCTGAGTGGCACACCTCAAAGCCAGATGGAGATAACTTGGAGAAATTTGTAACAGACAGTCTCAATGGAATCTATTACAGGGATGATGCCCTGATATGCTTTGTCATCCGAAAAAAGATTTACTCAGAGAGACCACGCACAGAAATTATTTTAACAACTTTATAAAGACTAATTATGGAAGCAGAAAAAACAATTAGCACAGAATTAGCAAAACAGAATGTTACTGAAGCAGTAATAGCTAATCTCAAAAAGAACTATCTACCTCTAAAGATCAATGGTATTGACGATACAGAGGGATATAAGAAAGTACATGATGCGAGAATTGTGTGTAGAGACCACAGAACGCTTACAGAGAAGATATGTAAGAAAGGCAGGGAAGATGCCATTAAGGAGCAAAAGGCTTGGATAGCTAAGGGAAAAGAGATTGTGGCTCAAATATCAGAGGTGGAACAGCACCTAAAGAAGCAAGAAGATGTTATTGATGCAAAGAAAGAGGCCATCAAGATCAGAAAAGAGAGATTATTGAAGTTACCGGGGAGAAAGGAGCAAGTGAAAGGTATTGAGGAGTATATTGAAGGAGGGATTGCCACAACAAAAGAGATGGCCGATAGGATGTCCGTATTCAATGATGAGTGGATTATGGGGCATGATGATGTTCAATGGCAACAAATAATTTTCAGTGCGAAAGAAGATAAATTCACAGCACAACAGAAAGTCATTGATGATGCTAATGCAAAGAAACTCTTGGAGAGAACCATTGCCCGGGAGAATGGACTTATTGCCGTGGGTGCAGTACTTTATAGTGATGGGACAGGTAAGGTTTATCGCAAAGGTAGTGCATCGGTGACAGAACAAACCATTAAGGAGTGTATTGACGAAGGGTGGCCAAAGATAGTTGAGGTATTCCAAAAAGTTATTATTCCTGAGCCTACTGTAAAGCAATATCCGAAAACTCCATCTGAATCATATTCTGCTCCAGTAAAAGAGCAAGCAAAAGATATGGTGGAGACATCTGATGAGGAGAAGTTATTTAACTATGCTTCTGCACTTGAACACATTACTATTCCTGACGTAAAGACAGACGAAGGACGTAATATCCTGAATCAGGCTACTGAGAGAATAACTCTGGCAATTAACATTTTAAGAAAATAATTAACACAGGAATTATGGCACAGAACAAATCAATCAACAATTTTGAATACTCAGGACGGGTAGTATGGGTAGGACCTCCCAAGTCATATACGACAAAGGCGGGAAACACAAAACAGTACAGGGAGCTGGTAATGGAAACCTTTATTGGCAACTATGCCAGGGAAGTACTTTTTGAATTTAACGAGACGAATATGTCTCAGCTCAATCAGGTCACCGATGGGTGTTGGGCAACGATCACCTTTCTCCTTGATGGCAATAAGGTCATCAGAGATGGACAGGCAAGGTGGTATAACAAACTGTCTGGACAAACTTGTATAAAAGGCTAACACCATGAATGAACCTGAACTTATATTCCATGATTCCGTTCCCTTGCCGGTAGGTGATTTACCCAAGGCACGGGAGACAGCAGCAAAGCAGAAAGAGATTGTTCTTGATTTCTTTCGGCAGAGGTTTTCGATGAACTTCACACCTATGGAAGTCTATGAAGCACTTATGGAAGGAGATTTGATGCTTTTAACATCAGTACGCAGGAGCATCACTGATCTGACAAAGGAGGGAAGGCTTATCAAGTGCCAGTGGAGCGAGAGTAAACCCGGTGCTTATGGGAAATTAAATAGGGTGTGGCGGTATAACAGAAATTTCATTAATCCTTTAAACCCAAAGAAATGAAAAGAGTAACAATCTTTATTTTTAATTTTTTCCGTAGAATATTTACTCCAAGAATAGATTACAAGAAATTGTACTCATCTCCATGGAATAAAGAGAAAAGTATTTATTTAAGGAAATAGGTCAAAGGGAAAAAGAGTATCGCATGGTACGAAAAGAAGGGCAAGAGAAGTTATTTCGATAAAGAATTAAATCATTTCATCGATCTCCCTACTCATGGATTTGATGATGAGAGGCCAATGGATCTAAAAAATAAGCCATGAATAGACGATCATTTTTAAAGAGAGTTGCAATAACAGGAGGAGTAATGGTTGTTGCACCAACGATGTTTATTCCTGAAAAAAGGGAATTTATAGCTAGTTGTGATTCTATAACATCAAGCATGGTTAGTAATGACATAATTAGTGCTTTCGAGTTAAGAAATTATAATCCTAAAGCATGTGAAAATCTTTATAAAAGATATAAAAGAAATGACGATGGTAGCACTATGGATTTTTTTCAACTTCTTAGAGCGCTAGGACAAAGATGAGTACAACCGAACATAGAATCCCTCTTGAAACAGCAAAGGTTATTGCCGCTAGGTTTATTAATCACATCACCCCTTATTGTTCTAAGGTGTGCGTCGCAGGTAGTGTAAGAAGGGA